CCGACATTGCCGATAAGCCACCAGCACCAGCAAGAAGGAGAGTTGGACTACACATAATTATTTCCTTAATTCAAATCTATGAAACGGCATATTGAATGGGCCACGTAATTCAGTGTCTTCAGAAACGTCAAATCCAACCCACTTTGCCCAAGCTAATGAAAATTCATTTCTTGAATCTATATAGTTGATCAGTGTAGCGTAAGATTTTTGCATATCAAGCACCACGTTTTGACTTTTTCTCAAAAAGGTTAATGGGTTTTTGGTGATCAAATCAGTCCCAAGCATCCAGGGAGAACCAACACTTCCAAGTAATGAGAGCGGAGCAACCCCAAACACGCAAGCAGCTTCGTCATCAATAATCAATGAAAGGCACTTATCAGACCGATTGTAAGCGCGTAGGACGGCAGGAACAGGTAATTCCCCATCACTAGCCATTACCTCGTTTTTATCTGCTTCACGCATATTCAGCGCAACATGGTTAGCATCTTGAATAGTTGCTTTGCGAATATATGAATTACCCACCAACTGATACCTTTGGAATGAATGACAATATTGTTAATGGCAATGGGTACTGTTGACGCACCAATGTACCACCACCATCACGCCACATAGGTGTAACGCCCATTTTCATTCTACCTGTAAACAATGCCGTTGCTTCACCATAGTCTTCACCAGCCAGGCCGCGTTGCTTCCATTCAGTTAAATGATTTGCATCAGGGCCAGCCCACATACCACGAGAGTCAAGTAATTGAGCCTGAAGCTCAGTCACGTTGATTTTCTTAGCAGTAAGCTTTCCATCTATCGTGTCAATATCTAAAGTTTCAATATCAGATATATAAGCAAGACCGGCATGAACTCTACTTGATGGATTAGACAGCGTGATTGATCCAGATGAAACAACAGGATTAGGCGTAACAACATTCCCATTTGCTAGAACAGATAATGCTTTTCCTTCAAGATGATCAAGGCCAGATATCGTTGTTACTGCTTTGCGTATTTTACCACCGCTAGAATATGCAGCAAACAAAGTGCTATCAATATTCACATCTGATGAATTAGTTAGTTCAAACGTATGAGTTGTTATGTTCTTTATTTTAAATTGCTTATCATTAAGTTCAGTCATGCCAACTATTGCAGACGCATCAACATAATTTCCGTTACTTAATCCATGAGAAGAAACAGTTAACACGCATGGGTTTGCTTGTGTTGCGCCAGATACAACTAACGGAGCATCAAGCGTTAACCCTGAATCAACAAAGAAACAATCACGAACATCACTAAACTTTCTTGTATGAAGACGTTCAACATATCTTTTTACTGAACCGTTTATTGTTCTCTTTACAATTACATAAACAGCATCTTCAGTACCTTCACGAACTGAAGATATTGATTCAAATAAACCATCAGTTTCATGCCAATGCCAAGCCCAAATATCTTGATCTGGAATGTAAGTCATACCAAGAAGAAGACCGCTATCCATGACGCACCAGATAACGCTTTCTGGTTTACGCGCATAAGCCATTTCTTTTATTGAATCATCTTCAAATAAATGTGAAGCAAGTAATGTTCTGTCAACAGCAACATATTTATCACGCTCAAATGAATAATCAATTTCATTTAGAATATCGCCACCGTCTTCAGCGAATAAAACATAATCACCAGCAAGGATTGGTGGCGCATCTGAACAACCAATTGTGCTTTGGTTTTTAACCAGAATGTTTGTTGGTGATATAGCACCTGAAGTTCCACCACTCATTTTCCAAACACCGCCAGATGTAAATGCTAACAGATCAGATACAGGTAACAGATGGCGTATTTCATTAACTTGTCTTGCAGCTATCGTAAATTCAAATGAATCACTATCGCGCACAGGAAATGAAACATTCATGTTTGATTGGTTGCCAGTTTGCGTACCAAAAACTGTTTGTCTTTTGTCGTTTGTTCTTCCGAATACTCGCCTTTGCTCATGATACGTAACGCTACCAGGTCTATTATCAGCACCAGAAAAAGGATCTTGAGCTTCTTGAGGGCCATCACTAAAGTCAGGGAGTATATTGTCATCAATAAACGACAGTCCTTCCGCTGTTCCAATATATCCATAGAACCCATTTTCTTCTTTATAGATATCGAACTTTGATGCACCAGCAAGCGCATCCCACTCGATAACATTATGAACCGTATCAGATAACGGAGAAGCTACAGGGCCAACAGATATTGTTAATGGTAGCGTTGCTTCTTTTGTATCGTCATTTATACCAACAACTTTATATTTAAATATTTCTGCTTTTTCGTGAACTGTTCCACCTGAAGAATAAGTTGTGTATGCGGTTGAATCTATACCGACAAGCTCAAATGTTGTTGTTGTTAAATCCTTAAACTTGAAATTCTTTCCATTAACTTCAGTCATGCCAACAACGCCATCAATAGAAAATGAATCACCAGCGGTCATTGCGTGTGCAGAGGATACAGTAACAACAGCAGGATTTGCTTTTGTTATACCTGTTATCGTTTTTGTTACATGTGTTCCAGTTGACCCGCCATTTCCACCACCAGGCGCAGCCAATGTTGGGCCAAACACAACAGCGCCAATTGTCCAAACATCATGATCTGTTCTTGATAACTCCATTGGATCGTATGATGGGTGAGTTATTGTCATCACATCAGCTGATTGCGTGAACTTAAGCAACGGCAAGTCAGCTTCAATATAAGTTGTTACTAACTCATATATATCTGGTGGTGATGCAGAATCAATTACATAAGCACCATCTTTTATGACGCGCATAATTAAATTACTGAACTCAAGAATATACGTTTGCTCAGTATTAAATGAAAACGGAATCAACCTGGCAACAACAGAGCTATCTTTTGTTTCACCAACAAAACCAAAACCAGCACGATTACTAGCGCCACCATGTTTATTCGCGTATGCATTTCTGCAAGTCTTTAATCCGCTATGGTACTTCGCAAGATCAACCCTGTTATGAAGTGATGGCGATAATTCACCAGCAGACATTGACTGTTGTGATTTTTTAATCGGCATAATTAAATCCTGTTATTCATATTGCTGAATCCAACTAGCATCTTTTTCATCGTCTTCTTGGCCTTCGTTTGCATCATTTGAATATGCATTAGCTGTTGCAGCTGAAAGACCTTGAGTAACAAAATTAAGAACCTTCTGATCATTTCCAGTTAAAGCAGGCGCTATTTCAAGAGCTATTTTCCACGATAACATTTCAGCAAATGCAGCACTGAACAAAGCTTCATTTGTTACGTTCATTGTATAGATAAGAACAGCTTCAGAAACGTCAGTGTTTATAACCTTCTGAGTACCATCACTATTAAGACCTATCTTGAAAGGTAATGGCTTTGCATTTCTTACGTTAGTTAATATCTTTCTTGCCTTTATGCAATTTGAAGGATAAGCGTATTGATATGACCAATCATCATCAGGCGTACCAAGATCAGCAAGCGCAGCTTTTCTTCTGGCAAACGACCAATCAACAGTTGCTTCAAGCGTTGCCTTAACACTGTTTGGATAAACGACCCTGCAATGATTTGCTTCAGCTGAATTTTCAGTTGGTGATTGAATGAATCCGCTGGAACCTACACGAACCAGAGCCATATTCCATATTTCAACCTTACTTGCCATCACTGTCACCATATAGTTTTTCAGCTGTTGACTTTGATTTATCAGGCATTGCTATTGCCTTGATTAATAAACCGGCGCTTTTGTTTTTGCCACCTTCATCAGAATCATTTTCACTGAATGATTTAACTCTAACCATTGCAGTTATTTCAAATTCATCACCAACCGATAACTTGTCAACGCCAAGCTTTTCAAGTTCATCGCTACCAAGATCAAGTTGTAAACCCCATGCATAATCTTCAGCTTCAACTTCAGAAGATAGCATTGATTCATTTTCTTTCTTATCAGTAGGCGTTCTTTTTAAATCTATTAGATTAGGCATTTTATTATTCCAATATAAAAAAAGGCGAGAACATAAAGCCCCGCCTTTTTTAATTTAC